GGCTTGGTTTTCCTACTTTACTACGCGAAAGTCCCCTTTGTGCAACATGCACAAAGGGGACAAATTATATCATTCTATTACATTATGCTCTATTCAATCTGTATGTCATATCGTTCACATAGCAGATATCAAGATTGGTGCTCCTGCTGTGCATCAAATACACAGAGCCGCCGCTTGTGATTGAGATTGTACCGATTACCAGGTTACCAAAGTAGCAGGGGAAGTACATATTTGTTGCACCTGCAATTTCGTTGGGGTTGCCGTTTTTGAGAAAACCAAGCCGAACAAGTGATCCAGAGGGGGAGGCGGGGAATGTGAATTTATTACCAACGATAATCATATTGTCCCCGTCCCTAAACAGTTTAGGGGGAATGTCCGTTGTCACGCCGTCAGCCAGAACAAGATCACCGAAGTAGTATTTAACTTCCGTTCCGCCTCCGATAATGCCGGAGTAGATATGATTGGCAAATGCTTTGTGTCCTGCATCGTTGGGGTGAATCTGGTCACTGGAATAGAAAGCCGGGTTAAAATTGATGCACTCCGCGCAGTTCTGTACAACAATAAGCGGCAGGAAAGCCGAAAGCTGTTTGAGAAGCTGCTGTGCACTCAAAATCCATTCTGACCATTCATCCGGGAAGTAATACTGCTGTGTATTTGCAATGCAGGCAACAATGAAAGCATTGGGGAAAATGTTATGAGCTGCCCGGACTGCTGCTTCTACTGCTGCCGTCCAAGCCGTTTTTGTGATGTTGGCGCTGTTTCTCTGCGTCCAGTCGTTCAGGCCGCCGTTAATAATAACATATTTAACGCCCTCGCGCTGGTTTTCGCTCATTGTGGTTTCTGCCGTGCTGATTTGGGATGAAATCAAATGACCGGGAAGCGCAAAGCCAGCGCCGCCCACACCAAAGTTGAATTCGGTTTTGTTTAGTCTACGGGCCAGAACCGAGGAAAACCGATTAGCTGTGTTGCTTGCACCGGTGCCGTTAGTCCAGGAATCACCGAAAAACACAATGTTTTCAAGGTCTTGGATGTTAATATCGTGATACTGGTTTCCTAACTGAATTCCGGTAAGGTTTTCGCCCTGTTCCGGTTCCTCCGTTCCAGCATTGAGAACAAGACGCCCGGTAGCATTATCAAAAAGGGCCTCAACGGCAATTTGACCGATATTGTCCTTGATGTACTGCTCAATTTGCTTTTGGTTCTTCAGCAGAAAATCAAGGTTCAAATCGTTCATGTTGGTATAGGGGAAATTATTAAAAGGCATACTATGCACCTCCTTAAAATACTTTGATGCAGAACGCATCCGCGAACATATCAGCAATGATGCGGTATACGTTCACTTCTTCTACTACTTCTTTTTCGGCAAGCATCATTTGCGCGTTTGTAGTTGTGCCGATATTGCCGTATGCGTGAAGCTTCCTCTTGCCGCTTGTCGTACTGCTGTCCTTGCTGCTCGGCTGGTAGCCGTCAGAATTAAAGGCACTGACAAGGTTTTCCCCGCCGCCCGTGTTTTCGGCTTCTTCCTCCTCCGTTCGGTCATAGTTGGAAATGGGGTCATAGCTGGCCGCTTTCAGCTTTGCCAGGTGCTCAAAAGACATTTGATTTTCCTCGCTCCATGTACCGATTGCGAACTTCATAAAGTCAGGATCAGCATAGAGGGCCGGGAATTCGCCCTTTTCGCGCAGGATGGTATTAATAGCCGTTGCGGCTTCCAAGCCATCAGGAAGGCTCAGACGGGCAAACAGGGCATTGTCATAGTTATACATTCCGATCAAGGTTACTTTCTTCATCGGTTTTCACCTCCTGGCCGGGCAGCACGAACGCCGCGAGTTTTACGGACATATCCAGGTCGGGGAAAATGCGCCGGGCCTCCTGGATATCCCGCTGCATTGTTTGTTCAAAGATTTTCACCCGGCTCATAGTCTCGGCGTTGTTCTGGTTAACTTCATCCGTAATAAGCCGTTCCCGCTTTTCCGTGTTGGCATTGGGAATACCGATTTCGGTATCGAATTCCCGGAAAATGTTCCGGTAGACTTGCAGCAGATCAGGGGCAATGAACCCGGCTTTGATATCCCGGTTAAAGACTTTCCAGGGGTCCATATCTCCCCGGCTCTGTTTCCCCGGCTCATAAACGGCAGCTGGTTCCCCTGAGTAGATTTTATCCAGCACGGCCTTGATGGCCTCGGCCTCTCCCTTGCTGGAAGCAGCAAACACGTTGGCAAGCTTGGAGTTTATCAGGTTCATATCCAGCGCCTGTGATGCCAGAGTCAGCTTTTCGGCGTAGTAGTGCACGATATCTGCCACACCGAAAAAGTCCGGGGCAAGCCGCACAATCGCGCAGTTCTCACCAATTTTAAGATCAGTACGGCTCAACAGGTTTGTATGCACCTGTGCGTCAGTCGGAAAATAGAACACATTGAATCCCGTGAACGTGCCATACATGGGAATGATACCATACTTTTCCTCGCGGAAAATCAGCATAAATCCGCCCATATAAAGCACCCATTCCATGAATGGCTTTTGCCAAAGGTCGGGTATCTTCCAATCCCAGATGCTGCAAAATCGCTGGAAAAGGGTACGCTCGAAAAACCAATTTGTCGCATTGTCGAACGTGTGTACCGCCGTTGGTTTGTTCCAGGCGTTATATAGGTTCACACTTTCATAGTTAAAGGGGTAATAGTTACTCAAGGAACACACCTCCGTTTAGATGGGCGAGGATAGCCGCGCTCTCGGCGGCGTTGCCGATCCCTACGGCATCCGTCTTAAATATAGCATAACCGGTCAGGGTGTCAAGCCTACGCTCCCGGTCATCAGGGTAATTGAACATACCGTGAACATCGTTGGCATTGTCGGGGGCGAAATACGCAGTATGAATATAAATGCCATAGTTATCTTGCAGCACCATTCTATTCCCTTGCGTTCCGCACATCGTCAGCGTGGGGGACATAGTTTCTTTTATGCTGCTGCCGTCAAGACCTGGAATCTTTGAAATAAAGCTGGAGGCAATGCCAATAGCATTTGCAAAAAAGCTATCAATGCTTTTTCCGCTAAAAGCTTCACTGACAAGCCCGGGTGAAACGTGTTCAAGGGTTCCGAAAAGCGTTGTGCCGATATTGCTTGTGTCAACGGAAAGCTGGGATAGATTAACAGAAACACCACATTGACCTGTCAGGGATTGAACAGCTAACCCGTCAACGGATATTTCAAGATTGCCGTTTCCTGTATAAAGATCGGCGGCAATATGCCCGATAATAGTTTTACCGCTGTATTTTGGATCAATCGGAAAATACCCAAACATGGGCACATACATGAGGTGGTTCACCCATGAGGGCGAAAAGCTGGTATAATCCTCTCCATTGGGTTTTGGAACAGTGATTTCAAATTGTTTGGTAAACCCAAATCCCATGTTGCTTGTGTATTTAATTCCTGTGTAGCTGCTTTCCCAAAACCCAAATTTTATGCGGTCTGTCCCCGATCCGAATCCAAACGGGAACCACTTGCAGGAGACAACGTACTGAAATGGATTAAAATATGTTTTCACAACATCATCGTCAAACTCGCTTCCGTATATGGATGAAGAAGGATTGAACATTTCAGCCATGAGCTGGGACATAACAGCGGGGGTCACAAGATACAGCGTTGTGCCGCCGCTGCCGTTACTGCTGCCGCCTCCAACCGTTTCAAGAGCGAATGTACCGGCAGTTACAGAAAATCCCGGCCCGTCTCCGGTAAACTGCCCAATTGCATTTGTTAATTGCACATTGTTTTTATGTGTGTACATGGGATCCGGCAGCAACCGGCTCCCGGCGCTGCTGCGGACGGAATAGAGTGTGTAAAGGAAAAGCTCGTCCCTATAGGTTCCCAGAACATCAATGGACAGGTAATAGTTGAAGGTCTGATTATGAGCACACACGATATCTTCAATGAAGTAATAGCGCTTGAAACTCGGAATGTACGCATACCGCGCCCCGGGAATAAACTCGGTAAGGGTAATGACGGGGCGCTCAATGCTGGTGGGGGTTTTCAAAGCACACTGGTACGGTGTTGCCCCCTCAAAAGACAACCGCTTTGTGCTGTTCTCTTTCTTTCCCCCGGTGGTGATATAGACTTCTATCATGGTTTCACATCCTTTATGAAAAATCCCCCGTGGTTGGTCACGGGGGATAAATGACGGTTGACGGGAAGGGTTAGCGCCAGCCGCCCCGGTTGTTAGGGATTAGGGTACGTATCAAGCAACAGCAGTACGCCGTTCTCAGTCAGGTCCTGAGTGATACGGACCGTTTCATTATGCCATACGTTGTAGTATTCACCGGCCGGGTTGTACGCTGTGTTGCCTGTGTAATCATCCAGGTACGAAACGGTCAGTGCGTCACGGTCCATAATAACACCGAAAACGTCTGTCAAGTTAACGGAAACAGCGGCACCCTCCGTCAGAGATGTGTTCACGGGCTTAACAGACACATTGATACTGGTGGGGTCAATGATATTCTGCCAAAAATCAACAGCCTCCCAGGACACATCGCGCAGGTCATCCCGGTTGAACGTGTTGGATACGACACGCGCCGTCATGTCAGCCTTAAAGCCGGTATTGAAGAAACAGCGCATATTTTCCGGGCTGGTCTGCCGGGCAATGTATCCACCGATAGGGGTAGCGGTCGTGGGGTTGAGATGGTACACGTACGAGCGGTTACCCATCAGGCCGACAAGCTTCTGAATGAATCCATAAAGCCACTGAGTAAAAGCCTCAAAGTTTGCCGGGGCAAAAACGCTTGTTTTTGTCAGGCTGCTTCCGGTGGCATGGTTGTACTCATCGATGAGATAAAAACACCGTTCCTGGGTAGCCAGGCAACCGATATAGTTGACAAGCGCCGTGCGCTTGTACTGCTCGCGATCCTGGGCGATCTGGGCATCAAAGTGCGTCATTACGCCGGTGAAAAACTCATCCATCGCGGCGGGGGACTGAAACGCGCCCTTGAGCTGGTTCTTGTAGATGGTACGGCTTCGGGTGATCTGGCCGCCGCCATAGCTGCGGGTTTCAATCACTTTCGGCTTGTTGATCTTCCAGGGGTCAATGCTGCCGCCATCGGTCAGCTTGAAGGTATTGTTTTCCTCGACAGGATCATCAATGAAGTTTTCCTTGCGAGTAATCCAACCATACTCGCGGGCATCCACCTCAATCCCGCGCAGCTTGTCCTTGTAGGGGCGAACAGCCATCAGAGTACGGCCCACCATCTGCGACAGGCGTGTTACGACAGGGTCAGTGTACACAGCCAGATCACTGGTGAAGTTTGTCACCTGATCACCGGTATTCAGGGCGGCCAGGGCGTCCGCGCCTTTGACCTGCTGGTACAGGTTGTTCATGTAGGTATGACGATCATTGGTAAATGCATTGGTAGCGGGCATTTATATTACCTCCTTTTACTTTCGGGCAAAAACATCCTTGATGTAATCGTCCATTCCATACGGGTCTGCTTTATCCCCGTTGATGTTCTGCCGCTGGGCTGCGGCAAGCTGCTGTTTCAGCTGCTCAATTTCTCGGTCGCGGGGGTCTGGGTCGGCTCCCGGTTCCTGGGTTTTCTCCCCGGCTTCCGGCTCGGCCTGGGGCTGGGGGTCGGTTCCTCCAACCGGCTGCGGCTCCATCCCGTTGACGGGTTCCACTTCTTCCGGCTCATGCCGTTCTGCCTCCTTTGCTTCCATTTCCTTAATTTCGGCCAGCTTATACCCGGCGCGAATCAGGGTCAAACGATCTGCGATTGTCATTTTCAAAACTCCCTTCATAAAATCGTAGGGCCGGTTTTTGGCTGACAAGACCATGCACCGGGGGCGGCCCCGTTTGTCGTGTGCTTCCGGCCCTATCTATTATGTACACTAATATTTAAGAGTTGTCAAGAACTTATTCTTTACACTGTAATTTTGGAAAAACAAGTCTCCGTCCAGGTAATAGAAATACAGGGCCGGGAAGAAAAGGCGGAACTGTGTCCATCCGATATCTGAATCTGGGAAAGCTGCCGGGGCCGGAAGCGCTTTATTAATAATATAGCATCGATCCCCGTTTTTGTGAATCATCACCGTGTAGTCACCAATTGAGCATTTAGGCGTGAATTCCCGTAAATCAAAAGACTGGATGCTTGAAAAATCATTATACGAAAACTTGTTTTCAAGAGCCATTTGCGTAAATTCCGAATCCGGCAGAGCCCTATATAAGGCCGTCTTGCGCTTGCGCTGGGAAATGGGGGAATCCATAGCAAGCACGATCATAATGCCGCGATCCGGAAGCATAGCGAATTCCTGTCCGCGCTGCTGCATCTGCTCAATCTTGGAAGTTAACCCAAATCCGTCAATAATGGGGCTTTCCAGGTTGTTCGCATTCGCCAGCATCCAAAGCTCAACGGCCGGTTGACCATCCAATTCCCGGTTACTGTTCACCGTTTCATACATATTCGCCAGGGCCGCGAATTCATTGTTTATCCTGGCAACGTGCCTTTCCGGCACAAACTCATCATAGCAAATACGCCTATACCTGCTGCCGTTAAAACCTCGGATTTTTGCTACAACGGTTAGAGCTGTTGAAAAGCCCACGTTTTCAACAGTTTCAACATCGTTTTCCACAATGGGCCGGTTAATATCAAAGCTGTACTTACTGCCGCGATCCAGGGCCAGCTTGTACAAGCCGCTGCCGGTCGTGGCCGCAATTTTGGAAAAGGGGTTTTCCTCTGGGTCGGAGGCCACAAACTCCAATTCCGAAAGTGTGCGGCGCAGGTAGATAAACGGCTCCCCGGTGTCAATACAGTATTTACATACCCCGTACGTTTTGCCGATCTGCCGTGATCCGATCAGGATATAAAAATTAATATCGTTTGCCTTGCCAATTGCCGCGATTTTGGGAATGTCCAACCATCCGTCTTTTGAGTATATTTTCATGTCTGCCGCCTCCTTTCTGCCGTGCTATCATGGCAAGCGCCCCGCGAGGAATCGGCAGCACACCGGGCGGCAGGTCCGGCTGCCCCGGTTCATAGTCTGATAGGATATCAAACCAATAACGGGCATTTTCCCGGCGCAGCGCGCTGGGGGTGCCTCGCTCATAGTTCACAAGCCATATGTCAGCGCACAATTCCGGGTCGCTGGTCATGCTCTTATACATGGCATAGGTGATAGATTCATACGGGGTATGGGGGATATAGTCGGCGTACTGGTCAATAAAAAGCAGTTGAGCATACCCGTCATAATCACTCCCGGCCCGGTTGGAATAGTTGGGGCCAAATCCCGGAATCACACGGGCGCGGGAATCATTGCAGTATTTTCCAGGCGGGGTAAACTGGCCTAAACCGTATGCGTTTACAGTGCTGCTATCAATTCGTGGGTCATCACTCGAAAGAACAATGTCAGATTGCCAGCGCCAGGGGTTCAATTCTGATTCCACTTGAAAATTACCCAATACGCCAGCAATTGCGCCGCGCTTCCATCCAAGAGAATTCAAAACGGCCATAACTTCCCGCGCATTTTCAAGAGCGGCTGCGCTCTCGCGAGCGTAGCCACCGGTTGCTTGATTATTCCACATATTTAAGTACCTCTTGGATAGCTGCTGCCAGGACACGGAGGGCAGCAGCAAGGCCACCAGGCTCCCCGGCGTATTTGTTGAACGTGTCTACGCTCATCCAATCCAGGTCAACGGGGCCGATAATGCCGGGATTTTCTCCCTCGCTGGTACTCTGCCACACATCCCAAACGGCCGGGGGGTTGGCACTCCATTTTGCCGTCCAACGGGGTATATCTGACAGCATATCTCCGTTGAGCTGATCCCGAAAGCCCGATACCTCGGAGGCATACACCATATCTTTATATCCGGCCTCGCGGACAGCAGCACAAAAGCCACGCACGGCTCCCGTGTTCCCGGCTGGGTTGCTTGCGTCAGGTGCTTCAAAGTCGATAACAAGCGGCAGGGCTAGCAGCTTTTTAACCGGCTCGCAGATATCCGCCGCACGGTTGCCGTCTGCCTCGCCATCGGCAAAAGATTTGCACATCGGCCCAACATAGTAATACGCGCCGCACACGATCCCGGCGCGGTTCGCTGCCTTTACGTTATCATAAAAACGGGGGTCGGTATAAAATCCCGTATCCGATCCCCCGCATTTTATAAACGCAAATTTGATACCGGCAGCGGCCACGGCCTCCCAGTTGATAGAGCCGTTCCATTTTGACACATCTATCCCGGGTATCATTTACTCTGTTCCCTCCCCGCCCTAACCTCAAGAATAAGCTCCTTCATTGCCTGTGTGTTATTGTTGATTGCCTGGGTAAACTGTGCGCTTTCCTCCCGGTGCTGCTCCTGGTCGTGGTTCATCTTCCAGAACATGGCCACGCAGCAGACGATGGGGAATGCATAGTTGCTGATAAGCTGGGTGATCTGCTCAAATTCCATAGTGCCCGCCTCCTGTTTCACGTGAAACATTTTATTCGTCCTCATATTCAAGGGCTTCCATATCCCAATAATAAGCCAGTTCAAGGGCTTTGTCAAATGTGTCCGCAGCATCAAGAGAATATTCTACACGATCCAACCGGACGGCGCTGCCGTATTCTATCACTTCCCCGTCAATCTCTATCGTATGAATCCCCTGAACATCAATATAAACAGCCGTGTTTTTCTCTACCGTTTCCCCGATATCCTCGCCCGGTCGTATGGTACAAAAGGTGATCCCGGCGTGAAAGTTGCTGATATCGTCTTTCAGTTCATTAACGGCAGCTTTCGGAACTCCGGCAACAGTCAAATGAAGCTTGTTATCGTCTGCCTGCCTGGCACAATAGCGCTTGCTGCCTAAATACCGGAATTCCGTATAATCCGGGTCGCGCTCGGCCACACCCAACACAAAGCGCTTTCCCTCATTCTCTACGATTCCCACGCCCATTTTTTCGGCCTGGGCAATAATCTCCCGGTTGTAGCGGTCAACGGATGACAGGTCTATCCCAGTGCATTTGACACTGTCCGTATCACTGTAAAGCCACTCAGCTTGGTATCCCTCATAATCCTTGGCTTTCGGAAGTGTTGTCAAAAATCCAAACTCATAAAGTGCCTTTTGGGCGTAGGCCGTTGTATATACGCCCCATTGATACAACAGGTATTTTTTCCAATTATGGTAAAATTTATCAAGCTGCTCCTGGGCCTGTTCGTCATTTTCAATGATCCGCTGCACGTACATTTCCCCGGTTGAAAAATCTTCCTTTACCACGTTCTGGATGATCTTCTGAACGCTGCATCCATACACGCCGTTAAACTCTCCCTTGCTGATCTGGTAATTGACAGGGTCAACACCTTTTAACGTGCATTTCTTTCTGAAAAGCTCCATCAAAAAATCATGGCGGATAAAGTCGGGAAGAAAGCCCTTTTCAGAAGCGAAACAGTCCAGAACGGTGACTTTATCATAGTTGTATGACATGATAAAGGGAATTAAATCCGGGTCGGAAAAGGGGAAAACAACACGGTCGGCAGATACAATTTTACCGTTATCGACCACGGCGTTTTCCCGCAAAGTGCACTTGTGTTCCGCGATAGACGGCATCGGCCAGTGGGGGGAACAGCGGAGGCCCTCAACATACAGAAAACCGATATATGCAAATCTATCCATGTTGTTTAAAATATGCTCAAAGCTGGGATGCTCTACCGTGAAAAACGGCCCCATGGGGAATTTTTCATAGCACATCCGGGCCGGGTAGGAAGATGTAAAATCAAAATTCAACACGTTCCTATGCGTGATCCCGATTAAAAACCGGTTGCCGTGCGTATAGCCTCCATGATAGCATTTCAGCAGCATTTTATACTGGTCAATGGTAACTTTCCCGTTCTGGAATCCTTTTTTATGCCAATCCGGCTGCTTGGCTTTCATGGCCTCCAAGCCGCGCCGCCTCACAAAACCTGTACTTGTCAATTCCGTTGTGACGGGAGTTACTTTGCGCTGCCGGAAGAATTCAACAAGTGCTTCATTCAATGCTATGGTGTCGGTCAAAAAGTATTCCCGTTCGTCCTCCGTGCGGGGGCTGCCGGGGGTTCTGAATTTGTGATAATCCCATTTACCGCTTGCCTTGTGCGTAACCCCCATATCCTTACACAGCTTGTCAAGGCTCTTTTGCGTCAGGATGTAGCTATCGCGGAATTCCAGGTTGCCCCATCGGATATAAAGGTACTTGTGCGGCTTTGTCATCAGGTATTCATCCGGCCAGCCGAAAGACGCAAGCATATGATTTCTAATAAAAACATAGTCATAAGGGAAATTATGGACATAGATAATAAAGCGTTCATCGTCCTCACAGCGGTCATTTATGTACTTGAATAGCGCAATCGCATCCTGCACTCTGTGCCCCTCTACCGTGATTTGATCTTGTATGGTAAAACTCCAATCCGTGACAAACAGAATTTCCGGGGAATATTCGCAAGTCTCGGTATCAAATGTCACCACTTGGGACAACAGCCGTTTTGCATTTTTGCCCTTCTTCCGGTTCGATGCAAAATTAAACGGGATATCATCCAGAATCCCCGGCCTATATAATTTTGCATCTTGCCAATTCATAAGGGCAACAAGTCCTCACTCTCCTCGATGGCTTCCATAATCGTATCAGAGGATAGACCAAATATTTTTTGTACCTGGTCGGAATCCATACGGCGTAAATCGTAACCGTCTCCAACACGCGAAAGAAATTTCTGCAAGCGTCTGTCCATGGCCTGGACAGTAGAAGCTCGGCCCTCCGTGCCTTTACGGAAATTCCGCTTGCCAGCCAGACGCAAGGCAAGTGCACTGCCGTAAATCTTTTTCAATACTTGCCAGCTTTCGGATTTTAGAAATTCGTTCATTACCTCGGTGCTTGGGAAATGCAAGCCAAACTCCGCAAAGCGTTCCTTGCGCTGCTTTTCAAGCTTTCTTGCACCACGCACGGTTGCCGTCTGCCAGTCGGCGGAAGAAAAATAATTGAGTAAATCCAGCTCACGGCGCAAGGAAATATTGACATTCCAATTTTCCGCACTGGCCGGGGTTCGCTTTTCCGGGAATCTCATAAGGCCGCTTTTGCTTTCCCCGTAATACTCATTTATGAACTCCTTATATTTTGTTATCGCCCCGTAGTTGATCCCGGCTTTTTCAAGCCTCACCATGCGCTGATTCAGCAGCTTTGCCAACCGGTTACGCTCTGCCAGCATGGCCGATCCTACCCAATCTTGAGCCATTATTTACCCGCCTCCAGCTTTTCCAGAATATCCGAGAATGACACAGTGCTAAAAGGGTTATACAGGAATTCACAAAACCGGGAATTCAAGAAACGCCTCACATCGGCTTTCTGATCCGGTTCGTGAAAATCCTTTACTGCCTGATAAAGCACGGCAACTTGCAGCTTGTGCACTGCTTCTTTTGACAGCATTATTTATACCTCCTTATTGTTGACTGATTTTCCGCATATCGGACAATAACGGGGGAAATACTCCGCTTCATAATCACCGTAGGCAATAAGACTAAAGCGCCCATCGGTGTATTTTTTAGTTACAAGAATTGTATAAGGCTCAACAGCCAATTCACGCTCCGTATCTATGATTACATCTCCACAATATTCGCACATAATCAATCCTTCGTTTCAAATGCGTATGGTGTAAAATAAGGTTTTTTCACTGGGTTTTGCCGGAGAACCCGTTTAATACACCACACACAACATGGTATTGATACTGCTTTCTTTGCTATCTGCTCGGCCTCAGCAAATGTGTACGCACTGCATAGAACGCTTCCAATTGGCATACACTCCGGCTCATATGGATCATCGGCTATTTGTTCGACAACGTAACATTTGTATGTGTTTTTCATTGTATACCTCCTTATTAATAAAGGGAGGGTTCCCCCTCCCTCTGTTTCACGTGAAACAATTTAGACAAGCACCAATGAGAGAATGCGGCGGTCGTTTCCCTTATTGATAAACACGGGCTTGACCGTGACCGGCTCGGCCCATGTAGGCACACCGTATACGCTCATGATCTTTTTGAGACTCCCCAGGATACCAAAGGAGACACAGCCATAGGAAACGCCGTCAGCGTCAATAATGACGATCCGGGGGCAGGTCTGAACCTCGCCGGTGTCCTGCTTCACCATGTCAACCTGTTCAACGTAGATATCGCGCATGGCGATCTCCTGGTTGACGCAATCGGCAAGGCGCTTATCCGGATTGTTCATGGCGTTGGCCAGCAGCTTCTTTTCGTCTGCCGTCTTGGCCTGGCCGGAGAAAAAGGAAGCACCGATACCTCCGAAAACGGATTCAAGGCCGGTCTGGTTCTGTAATGCAAGGGCATTGTTCTGATTTTCCATGATAAATTATCCTTTCTGGCTTGTAATGAATCTGTGACGGGCTGCCATCATCAGCAGCACGGGCGCCGCCCCGGCTGGACAGGGATGGTTTAAATCCCTGTTTCGGCATTGTCTGGAAATTGATACGACCGCACGATATCCTCGCACACAACTATGGTTTTACAGTGCTCTAAATATCTCTGATCCTTTGTCACCTTATACACGGCATAAGAACGATTCCAACAGTCAGAAAGAAAATACCATAGATCAAAATACTCCATATCCATTTGTTTAACCCTCCTTAAATATTCCAAAACGCTTGACGAACACCAGAAGGGGCATCAACATCAACTGCAAGAATCTCTACCTGACAAGTATCAAACATCTCCCGCCATACTTTGCAATAGCGTTCCGCTCCCTGCTCACTGCTCGCAACAACTTCAAAGGCATTTGTGCGGCCGTTCGTGTAATCGGTATAAGTAACTCGGTACACGTTTCTTTGAATCTCCATTGTATCTACCTCCAAAACTAAGTCAACCGGCTTCCCGATTGCAGCTACACAATAGCACATGATGCTGGATTAATCATGAACAAACTATGAACATTTTGTGAACAATCTGACCACACCTCCCCTTTGTGCATGTTGCACAAAGGGGACTTTCGCGTAGTAAAGTAGGAAAACCAAGCC